CCTGATGGCCTATCGGTTGCCGTGGGTCATGCGGTGACGCCGTTTCTGAGCTGCTACGCCTGGTCCGGCAGCGGCTTCGGCAGCCGATACGCCAATCCGGCCACCCTCCCGCCCGGCGAGGTCAGCGGCGTTGCGTTCTCCCCATCGGGCAATGCTTTGGGCCTGGCACACACCGGCTCTCCATACATCACCGTCTACCCGTGGAGTTCATGACCCGCACCGACATCCTGACCCAGGCCCTGGAGGCGCGTGACGCCGAGCTGCTGAGCTATCAGATCAACATCGACAACTACCGGCTGGCCATCGCCAAGATCCAGGCCGAGCACCCCGATAACCAGGATCTCGCGGCCTTCCGCGAGGAGCTGGAGATCCGCCTGGCTGAGGAGCTGCGGCAGCAACTCCGCGCCCGCATCATCCGCGACGTGATCGCGGACCAACTCCAAGATCCATGAACCTGATCAACCTGACCACCGGCGAATACCCCTTCAGCCTCTGGCAGTTGCGCCGCGACAACCTGAACGTCTCCTTCCCCGCCAATCCCACCGACGAGGACATCGAGCCGTTCGGCTGCCGGTTCGTTCACCCGTCCGATCAGCCGGCGTTCAACCCCCGCTCTGAGCAGATCGAGGAGCTGCCCCCCGAGCCCGATGCCGATGGCACCTACCGGCAGCGATGGCAGGTAATCCCCGCCTCGCCCGAGCAGATCGCGGCCTGGGATGCCGCTAACGCCCCGGCGCCGGACTGGGCACGGTTCAAGGCTGCCCTGCTGGGCGACCCCGCCGCCAACACGGCCCTGGCCCAGGCCCTGCCGGTGGCTCCCAGCGCCGTGCTGGCCCTGCCGGCGGCTCTGATCGCTGCGGCTGCCGGTGGTGACCCGAGCGACTTCCACGCCGCCTGGCGGGCGCTGCGGGCCGCTGACCTGATCCCCGCCGAGCTGCTCACCACGATCGGCGCCCTGGCGGTGAGCTGCAACCTGCCCGCGGCGTTCGTCATCGAGCTGACCCGCCCTTTCGCGCAGTCGGTCGGCCAGACCTGGACCGCACCGAACGGCAGTCAGTGGCAGGTGGTGCAGGCCCGCGACCCGCAGGGTCAGTTCCTGGCGGACGACCCAGCGACCTCGGCACGGGAGAGCCTGGAGTGGGAGCTGGTGGCCTGACGCCACCGGCGCGGAAACCTCAGGCAACAGTGATCCTGTGATGGCCGCACACAGCCTGGGGAGGTCATGCCGTTCGTGATTCGCGATCGTCGCCGCCCTGAACCGCCGCCGCCCGTGATGGTGGTGGCGCGGGATCGCCTGATCGGCGGCATCATCACCGGCTTGTTGTCGGTCATCACCGCCGGGGTGATCTACCTGGCCCGAACCGTGCCGATCAAGTTCGCCCAGATCGACGGCCAGCAGGAGCAGCAGGAGCAGCGCCTGGACCGACTGGACCGCAACGACGAGCGGCAGGTCACGATCCTGGAGCAGCACGACAAGCGGCTTGACGGTGTTGACGTTCGCCTCACCCGCATGGAGCCCGGCAAATGAACCCCACCGAACAGCGCGCCAAGGCCACCACCCTTGCGGCCCTGCTGACGCCCGTGGCGGTGGGCCTGATCTACGTGGGGGTGAGCTGCGAGCGTTACAGCCCCGGCGCCGGCAAGTGCGAGAGCCAGTGGGTGACGGCCCTGGCGATCGGCGGCATGGGCGGAGCCTGGTCCGCCGGCTTCTGGCAGCCGAACCAGGCCCTCCGCGAACGGGATCGGCGCCTGCTGCAGGGTGAGCCCACGGTGCCAGGCGTTGAGCCGGAGCCCCTGGGCGACCCCCTGCCGGACCCTGACACCATCACCCCGCCGGAACCGCTGGCGCTGGACGAGCCGGCCTACACCGGCCCCGAGCTGGCGCGGCTGACGGTGGACCAGCTGCGGGCCCTGGCTCGCCAGGCGGGCATCACGGGCCTGTCACACCACGGGCGCCGGGCTGAGCTGGTGGCCGCCCTGCTGGGCACGCCTCGAGGGCAGGCATGAACGACCTGCAGCAGATCACGGCCTTGATCGCCGCCACCCGTATCGCCCTGGCGATCACCACCCTGGCCCTGCTGGTGGTCGGCGCCCGGGTGATGTGGGACCGGATCCTCGGCTGATCAGTCCCCAGTCGGCAGGCCCAGCCGCTGGAGGTGTTCGCGGTAGCTCTGCAGGATCTCAGCCTGGTGCGGCATCAGATCGTCGGGCTCGGTCTCGGCGCTGGCCCAGATCGCCAGCTGCGCCCCGGGAACCGTCCGGTAGATGGGTTCGGCAGCATCCGGATCCGGTGCCGCCTGCAGGCCGATCACGCCGTGCAGGGTGCACGGGGCGTTGATCATCGACCCACCTGGCAGCAGCTCGAACTGGCAGCCCCAGATGGTGTCCTGGTCCACCGCGAACACCGAGGGCTGACCCCAGGCCAAGCAAACGGGGATCATCGGCGGAGGGCGATTGCCTGAGGTTGCCAGCGGAAAGGTGAGCCAGTGACCCGCCACCTGTGGCCAGAAGCCGGATCGAGCTGTTCAAGTACGCCGAGCACACCATCCCCACCAGCACCCACCACCGGGCGTACTGGGAGGCGCTGGATGCAGCCCTGCCCGAGGAGTTGCGGGCCCGGATCGAGCCCGGGGGCGACCTGCGAGGGCTGTGGGAGGCGGAGCCCGGGGAGATGCGTCCGAAGCCGGCCAAGCCGGCGGCGAAGCCCGCGACCCCGGCCCCTGCGGTGACGGAGTGGCGGACGGCGGTGCAGGCCCTGAACCTCAGCCAGCCTGATGCCGTGACCTGCCAGGCGGCGTGCATCGGCATGGCGGCGGGGGATCGGGACATCGCCGGTATCCGGCGCAAGCTGACCGCGATCGGCACGGCCGGAGACCCGGCGGTGATGGGACGGGTGATCAAGGGCTACGGAGTGCCCTACCGGTACGAGGGCAATGCCTGCCTGGCGGAGGTGCGCGAGTGGCTGAAGGCCGGAGAGCTGCTGATCACCCACGGCTGGTTCACACGCAGCGGGCATGTGATCTGCCTAGACGGCCTGCGGAAGGTGCCGCGATCAACCACCCGCTACGACGTCAACGTCAAAGATCCCTGGTCGGAGTTCGACGGACCGACCTGGAGCTACCCAGGCACCAGCCGGTTCTATGACGGGTTCTACAGCGAGACCATCATCTACGCCGCGTGCGTTGCCGGGGCCAGCCGGGACGATGCGGCGCGGATCTACCGGGCCGGCAAGGTGGATCCCAACCAGCGCGGGATGTGGGTCCACCGCTTCCCGCCCCGCTGATCACACCCCCGGATCCGGCACCATGTCCGGCCCCCGCTCCGGCTTGCCGAGGGACGGGTGGTGCGTCAGGCCGTGGCCCTGGCTGGCCTCGAAGGCATCGATCACGCTGGCCGCCTGGGTGCCGCTGGCGCACTCGACACAGACGCCGCCGGAGCAGACCCTCCAGATGGGCTGCCCATCCCTGATGACGATCTCCCGGGTGATGGTCATGGCGGCGGCGCTGGTGCCGCAGGTTGCCGTTAGTTCTTAGAACCCTTCTTCCGGCGAGCGCTGCTGGCAATCCGGATCAGGTCACCCTGCGGGTCCTTGGATCCTTTCAGGAACCCCCGGCGCTGCATCTCCTCCCTGACCTTCTTGTCGCTGTTGAACTTGCTCCTGCCCTTGCCGGTCTTGATCTGCCAGTAGGCCGCCTCAGCGGCGTTGTGGCGCCTGGGGGATCCCACGATCTTGTTCGCGGGCTCTGATGCCTTGCGGCGTGCAGCAGCGCCAGCTCGTGCCGCGTTGGCGGCCTTGAGCAGTTTCTGGGGGATCGGCGGGGGCAGCCCCGGCTTGCTGCTGGCCTTCGCCTTCGACGGGATCGGCTTAGTGCTGGCCTTTCCCTTGGCCGGCACAGGCTTGGCGCTGGGTTTCGGCTTGGCCCTACCAGTCGCAGGCTTGGCCTTGCCGCTGCCACCCTTGCCGCTGCCCCCACCGGAGGCAAACCGCCCGCGTGCGTCCCTGCGGTATGTGCGTGCCATCTGCTGCCATGCCTGTCACTCAGGTTGCCGGTCACCCCTGCCGCTCCCTGGCCAGCCGGCTCGCCTTCGCCATCAGGTCTGGGAGCGCCAGCCTGCGGCCATAGGTGGCCACGTGGGTAGCTGGGCTGTGACCCATCAGCTCGGCAGCCTCCCGGTAGTTCAGACCGATCTCTGCCAGGCGGATGGCGAACGCATGACGCGGGGCGTAGGAGCTGAGCCCCTCGGGCATGAGCAGCCGGCCCAGCTGCTGTGTCAACGACTGCCCCGGCGAGCGGTGGCGCAGCAGGCCAGGCGGCAGGCCGTGGCGGTGCCAGCGGTCCAGCAGGCCGTGGCAGTCCGCAGGCCAGCCCGCAGGCGGCACGGCGGGGACGGTGCGGGCGCCGGAGGTGCCCCTGCTGCTGCGCTTGCTGCGGGTGACGGTGGCGACGAGGGTGCCGTCCTGCTGCTGCAGTTCCAGGCCCTGTAGCTCGACCGGTCGCAGGCCGAACACCACGATCAGGTCCCAGGCGAGGAGGTCGCTGGCGGTGAGCTGACGGCTCGCGGTGATCCGCTCGCGCAGGGTGGCGATCTCGGCGTCGGTCATGGCCCGGGCCCCAGCGGGGTGCGCGGCGGCCTTGCCGTTGCCCCGCATGGCGGCCACCACCTCCGGCCAGGGCCAGCCGGCATGACGCCAGAGGGCGCGGGCTCGATCGTGGGCCATCTGCCGGGCGCGGGAGTTGGGCGGCCAGCGGCGCAGCAGACGGGCCAGCATCGCCGGGGTGGGCTCCCCCGGGGTCTCACCCGCGGTGGCCACCACGGCGCTCAGGTACGGGGCCCAGGTGCGGTCCCACGTCCCCTGGGTCATGCGCTCGCCCACCAGCTGGTCGCGCAGGCCGGCGATCAGCCGCTCGAGGTTGGCGGGGCTGGCTGGGTCGGTGGTGCCCTCGGGCCGGGCGTCGTCGGGGCCGGGCCAGGTGAAGGTGCCGGCCATCACGCGATCGAACACGTCGCACGCTTCCGCCAGGGCGGACGTGATGGTGGCGGGCCCCGGTGGTGCCCTCAGGATCAGCGACCTGGCGCGGGTGGAGGTGGCAGTCTCACCCGGCCGTGGCGGGAGCTCAGTGCTAGTGACCCGCAGCCGATCGCGGTTCAACTGGATGAACCAGCCCTGCCGGCCTTGACGGTGCGCACGGAAGCCGGCCGAGAGGGTGAGCAGCCACGGCGGGGAGGGCACGCGTAAACCGGGCGTAAACGGAGGGCGATTCTGGGCCATTAGGGGCCCATCGGTACCCATCGGCACCCATCGGAGGGAGGGGCAGAAACCAGGCCAGAACTGGCTCAGGGACTGCGGTGGAAGGGATGCGCGATGCCGGGTTCGAACCAGCGACATCCTGCTTGTAAGGCGGGCCGCCGCCGCCGGAATCCCCGGCCGGCCGTGGGTTCTCGTGGATGCCCAGGGCGGGCGCGTAAGCCTGGCGTAAACGCCAGGCGCTGCCGGTGGGCAGGCGGTCGGTCACAAGAAAGCCCCGGCGGCAACCGGGGCGATCACGTGGCCTTGCGCCGCCGCTGCATCCTCCGCCTGGCCTCCTCCCGCCCCTCGGGGCTGGCCTTCCAGCAGATGCTGCACAGGGGCGCCGTGCGCAGGGAGCGGACCTTGCGGCCGCAGGAGGGGCAGAGGGGCAGGGCAGGCAAAAGGCCCGCCTTCCTGAGACGGAAGCGGGCCGCGCGGTCGCGGGAGGGGTCGGACACGTCAGCTCTCAACGAAACCCAGCAGCTCGCGCAGTTGCGCGTTGACGTGGTTGAGGCTGCCGGCGTGCGTCCAGTCGATGCCAGGCGTTTCAGGCTCGGGCATGCCCTCGATCATGTCGCGGAGGCTTTCGATCAGGGCCATCGCTTCGGCGTGGGCCTCGGCGTAGGCGTCGGTTGCGGTGCGGGCCATGGTGGTGGTGCGGTGGGATGCCGGGATGAGGCTCCCGGCGGGCCGTGGGCTCAGGCTCTGACCGGCTGGTAGGTGGCCATGAACTCGGCGAAGCCGGGTTCCTCGGGCAGGGGGTAGCCCTCGTCTTCCCAATCAGAAGCGGTGATGCAATCGGGCGATGCCCAGCCGTAGTCGGGATCGAACTCCCAACCTGCAGCAGTGCGGGACTCGTCGATGTGTGCGGCCAGCTCGCGGTAGGCGGCGTAGATGGATCCGGTCATGGTGGTGGTGCGGTGGGGTGCGGGATTGGCGACTACCTGCCAGGCTCCCGCGGGCCAGGGGGCATGCCCCGTGAGCGGCTTGGGTGCCGCCCCATGACCACACAGTAACAACTGGCGAACACCTCAGCCAGGATCAGGGCGGACACTTCGCAAGTCGTAACAACTGGCGAACCTCAGTCCAGGCTCACCCGCCATTCCCCACGCGCCAGCCGCTCTGCCGCCCGCTTCCGCTCGATCTCGGCCCGCTCAGCCGGTGTCGGCAGCACCGGCCCCGGTCCAGGCGCCGCCACCTCGCAGGCAGCCTCCTGCACCCGCAGCAGCGCTTCCGTCAGCTTGGCCCGGTCGAAGCGCAGGGCCAGCAGCTCCCCGGCCAGGCGCTGCAGGTCGGCGGGGTGGGCGAGGAGGGAGGGAGGGACGGTGATCATCAGCCCCGGCTCCCGGCCACTGTCAGGCAGCCGTTGTACCTGCCAGTCAGCGAGTAGTCCCGCAGTGGCACGTCGTCCATCCGGTGGCAGATCAGCTGCCCGATCTTCATGCTGGGCCACAGGGCCACGGGGTGCAGCTGGCGGCTGTTGTGGAGCTCCAGCGTCAGGACGCTGCCGTTGAAGCCCGGATCCGCGAACCCGGCCATCAGATGCTCTATCCCCTCGCGGGCGCGGCTGGACTTCAGCGCGAACTGGATCGCCACGTCTGAGGGGACGTTGAAGGTCTCCAGCGTCTCCCCCAGCACGAACTGAGAGGGCTGCAGCCAGTACGGCGCCTCCTGGCTGTGGGGCGCCAGGTCATAGGGCACCAGCTCCCGCGAGGTGGCCGACTCGATCAGCAGCCGGGGGCCCAGGCGCACGTCGATGCTGGCCGGGTTCAGCAGGGCCTCATCGAACGGCGCGAGCATCGGCCTCTCGCCGCTGCAGAGGGCGCGGATCTGGAAGTCGCAGAGGATGCCCATGGTGACGGGTGGCGCGTGGGGATCCTAGGCCCCGCTTCCGATTCCAACCGGGAGCGGGCTCACCACTTCGCCCGATCCGCCCAGAAAGCCGCGCTCATCCGCCCCTTCGCAATGTTCGCCGCGTGCCTGGCCTTGAAGCTGGCCCGCCGCGCCTTCTCGCTGGCCGTCTTCGGGTTCTTGCCGGCGCCCTGCACCCCCTGCTGCCCGAACCGGATCAGCTTGTAGGAGGTGCCCTCCTTGGCCATCACCACATGCGATTTCGTGGCGTGCGAGGGGGTGCGCCGCGGCTTGTTCACCCCCTCCAGCCCCAGCCGCTGCATGGTGGCTTTCACGCGCTCCGGTACGGCCATGTCAGGCGGCGGTCTGTCCCAGGTTGCCGCTGGCCTGGCACCGCCGAGCCTCCAGGCAGGCCCGCTGAAACCGGCACGTCTGGCAGGCGGGTCTGGCCTCCAGTAGCTCGGCGTAGGCCAGGGTGCCCACCTGCCAGCCGGCGAGCCGCATGGCGGTGGCCCACTCGTGCGCCAGCTGCCCATCGGCGCGGGACCAGGCCACCACGCGACCGCAGTGGGTGAAGGCGACGAGGCAGGCCCTGGGGCCCGCCAGGAGGCTGCTGCCGGTTGGCAAGCGGAGCGGATCACGCCGCATGGCTGCCCTCCTGCTGGTCCTGCTCCGCCCGGCCCACGGGGCTGAGCCCATCGCCGGCCTCACGCCAGGCGGGATGCCAGGGCGGCCGGTAGCCGACGGGGCCCTGGATCACCTCCGGCCACGTGATGCGCCGGCGCTCCAGGCCAGCGTTGAAGTCATGGCCGCTGTCCACCAGCCGATCGAAGGCGAGAACCATCAGCCGGGCTTTCTCGCGGCTGGCCGGGGTGCCGAGACCACCAGCAGCGTCGGGATCATCGCCGGACTGCAGGGCGGCCCACTGGTCTGGGTAGGCCGCGATCCACTCGCGGGCCAGGTTGCGGACCGGGTGGCTGGTGCCGGCCCCGGGGTAGGCCATGGCGGGCCGTTCGTGCGGCTCCCAGGGCGGCCTGCGGTTGTCGGGGCGGAATGATGCCAGGCGGTCGTTCTCCACGCCCCCAGCGGCCTCAGAGGGGCGATCCAGCTGCTCCAGGGTCCACAGACCCCGAACCACGCCCCGAGCCAGCTGCAGGCCCGCCAGCGCTTCGGTGGGGGTCATGCGCCCTCCGGCAGCTGGAACAGGCGGTTGAGGCCTTCGATCGCGGCGGCGTCACCGCTGGGCTGGTCGGGTTCGCCCCGCAGGTAGGGCGCTGCTGGCTGCGGGTGGAACACGTCGGGCCGGGCCATGCGCTCCGCCAGGTCCGGCTTCAGGCCCCAGGCGTAGTTCGGCTGGCCGTTCTCGCAGCGGTACAGGTACCGCAACAGTGCCAGGAACACAGGCAGTTCACGGGGCCGCTCGGGGTCGAGCACGTACTGCCCAGCGGCGTAGGTCCAGTGAGCGTTACCGAGCTCCCGCTTCGCCTGAGCTGGAACGGTCTGCCAGGCCAGCAGGGCACCGGCGGCGCCGAGCTGCTTGGCGAAGGGGAGGGTTTCCGCAATCCCCTGCAGGGTGCGGAGGAAGTGCTGTTGGTCAAGCATGGGCGAGGCTCTCCCAGTCGGATGGTTGGGTGGTGGTGCTGAGGGCGCCCTGGCCGGGTGCCGCGAACTCGGGGTCTGCGACGGCCAGGAAGGCGAGGAGATCGTTGATCTCCGCGTCCTTGCGGTCCCGGGTGGAACGGTAGCCGCCTCCGCTTCCATTTCCAACCTGGAGCGCAGCGGGTCGCCCGTACTCGAGCCAGCGGTCGAAGGTGATGCCGGCCCAGCGGCGGCCGATCTCATCGGCGGTGATGGCCTTCTGGAGCTGCGCCCGGATCGCCTCGATCCCGCCCCGGGCATCAGCCTGGATCTTGCCCAGCTCGGTCAGCTGGACGGAGAGGGCGCGCTGGGTCCGCTTGCCGCCCTTGTGGTGGTTCCACCAGGTGCAGAACAGCTCGGCCACGGGCGCCAGGTCGGCGGGGACGTCGGCGGGGCTGAGCTTGACCTTGCCGGTGGATGCCCCTGCCCCCTCGTCCGGCGCAGCCGGCGCTGTGGCGATCGGTTCGGGCTGGGGGGTAGGGGGGTCTAAGGCTTCTTGTTCAAGGCCTCTTGTTAAAGGCTTCTTGTTCGTAGCCCCTTTTGGGGGAGGGGTGGGGTCCCCCATTTGGGGGAGGGGTGTGGTCCCCCGTTTGGGGGTACCCCCATCTGGGGGAGGGGTCCCCCGTTTGGGGGAGGGGTTCTCGGTGCGGACGTGGAAGATCGAGGTAGCGCCGGGCCTGTCTTCGCGGGTGACCCAGCCCTCGGTGGTGAGCCACTTGAGGGCCTGCCGGACGTCATCGCGCTTCATCCGGCACTCCAGCGCCAGGCGATCGAGCGAGGGCCAGGCGGCGTCATCGCGGCCGGCGTAGTGCCAGAGCCAGGCGTAGACAAACAGGGTGCCCTTGCGTTCGGCGCACTGTTCCACCAGGTCGAGCGAGAGCATCACGAACGGCCGGCGGGTCAACCGATCCCCGCCCTTGGCCGCTCCGCTGTCAGTTGGCATGTAAAGTGCTCCTGTGATTGGTCTGTGAATCAGGGATTCCGCCGTCCCGGCCTTGCAGGGCTTGAGGACGGCAGCCGGGGGAAACCCCGGCTTTTTTTTGCGTCGCTGCAGTCCGCAGCAGGCCGCACCGTCCATCCTACCCGCTGCTTCCAATCGGGACCGATGCCGGTAGGATGCCGGCCAGTCCCCCACCGAGCCCCTGCTGCAGCTGCGCGGGGGCTTTCTGGTGTCTGGGGGCTGCTGCCGTTGCGGATCGGAAGCGGTGGGGTATGCTTCCCCCGTTGCTGCCCATCGGCGGCGACACGCACCCCACCTCAACCGACCCATGACCATCCCCTGCGGGTGGCGGCTGTTCGCTGCTGCCCTGGCGTCCGCCGGTGGCCAGCCGTGACGAAGACGCTGTTCGCCTACACCACGGCCGAGGTGTGCGCTGCCGTGGGCATGTGCGCCTCAACCCTCAAGGCCTTGCGCCGACAAGGTGTCCTGACGGCCGGCCGCCATTACCGCTACGCCGGCATCGGCCAGGTGCGACCGCGCCTGCGCTGGAACCTGCAAGCCGTCGAGGAGGCGTTGACCATGCGCAGCCGCCGGCTGAAGGTTGGGCAGGCGTGAGCGATTCGGTTGCCAACTGGCAGGGACACCCCACCGCACAGCTCCGGCTGTCCGGTGGGCTGATACCCGCCACACTGCTTCGCTTTGCTTCGCGTCGCCTCGCATTCGACGCAGCGCCTCTCGCCGCACACCACAGGGGGCCGGATTCCGGCCCCACCCAACCAAACCCACGAGGAACACACCTATGGCCTTCCGCCGTTTCGAGCTGACGATCCAGGGCACCCGCCCTCTGATCTTCGGCAACCCCTGCGAGATGGATCCCCTCGGGATCCACAAAGCCGCTACCGACTACTTCACCAGCCTCAAGAAGAACCGCAACGAACACGCACTCCGCCGGCTCAAGTGGTTGTTCTCCGGCTACTGGGGCACCGAGGGAGAGTTCGTCTACGGTCCTGCCCTGGATGGTGACTCCAAGTTCCGCGGTTTCTCCGATCCATTTCTGCCTGCCCACAATCTGCAGCGTTGCATCCGCGACGGCGCTACCGCCTGGAAGCTCGGCAAAGACACCAAGCGGGCCATCGTCGTCGAGAACGACGCGGAGCTGATCTACGACGGGCCCCGTGATGCGGAGCTGATGTACGAAGATCCGCGCTTCGTGTCCGTCGCCCCCACCGGCCGTGGTGTCGTTGCCGTCAGGCTCCGGCTGCCCCAGTGGAGCGCGACCTACAACCTCCTCGTCAACGACGAGATCATCGATCCCACGACGCTGGCGAAGATCATCGACCGCGCCGGTATTGCCGAAGGCCTCGGCACCTGGCGGCCCGCCAATGGCCGTTTCAGCGTCACCCGGCTCGACGAAGTGGAGGTGGCCTGATGTCGAGCCCCAGGATTGCATCGATCGATGCCATGTCCCTCTACAAGGGACAGACCATCCCCGCCGATCAGGCGTGGACCTACTTCATCACCCGCCGGCAAGAGACCTACCAGGGCTGGCTGACCCAGCACGGTGACGAGGAGACCGCGAAGGCGGCCCGCCTGTCGCTTGTGTTGCAGCGGGTGATCCAGTGGCTGGAGCGCGACCGCAACCAAGCGGGGCTGCCGCCGCTGGTGATGAACACCTCCGGTGGTTGCATCAACGTGCTGACCGATGACAAGGCGAGCGCCTACCTGAACGATCAGGCCTTCTCTGGCCTGCGTCGTCACCAGCGGGCCACTGGCCGACTGGTCAACGCGGTTGACGAATCGAAGCTCACCGGTGCCGCCCGGCGGGAGCACCAGAACAGGATCAACGTTCACAGTTTCATCGCGGCCTCGGCCCAGGGCGCACAGAAGCAGCTCCGGCTGTTGAAGCGTGCCGGCAAGCAGGCGCCGAAGCTGGAGGGGAGCTGATGGCCTGGGCATCCGTCAGGTGTAAGCCCCAGGCCGCCGCGCCCCGCGCCCCGTCTCAATGCCCCGCGCCCCGTCTCAATGCCCTGCGACACCGCGCCGCGCGACGCCTTGCCTTGCGACGCACTCCACAGGGGGGCCCTCCGGGGGCCCGCCCACCCCAGCCCGCAGCCACCGGCTGCCTGGTGGGGTGACTCACCACGACGCCGCGCCTCGCCACGATCGCGCCGCTTCGCTGAGCCGCGCAGCGCAACGCACACCACAGGGGCCCCTCACGGGGCCCACAACCCACCCTCCGACCTATGGTCTGACGGTGGGCTGATGCCCACCACTCCGCGCCGCCGTGCTGCGCTTTGCTTCTCACCGCCACTCTGCGCCCAGCGTCCCTGCGCCGCTCGACGCAACGCACACCACGGGGGGCCTCAATCGAGGCCCCACACCCCACCGCTGAGGGCTCCTCTCCGGTGGGTTGACCCACCACCGGCGCATCGCACCGCTTTGCTCCGCATTGCTCCCCCCAGCCATGCTCCGCTGCGCATCGCCGCCCGCCGCGACTCACCGCACAGGGCCTTCCGGCCACCACCGACCCGGCACCCCCGGGGCTTTCGTTTGGCAACCGAACCGCCCCACGCAGCACTCTGCACCGTTCTGCACCACCCCGCACCGTTCTGGGATCTTCCGGCCCCATCCGGCTACCGTGCGGGCACCACCACCAACCACCGCCCCATGGGCCCTGCCCCCGACCTGGATCGTCAGATCCCCAGTCGCCGCCACGATCGCGGAAGGAGCCACATGGCAGCCGTGGTGAACACCTGGCTCGGCCGCGCGGGCCTCTCACATGACCAGGTGGCGGCCATCACCGACTGGGCTCTGCGCGAGTCCGGGTTCCTCGGCAGCAGCCAGCTCAGCCACCTGCGGAACGCCAAGGTTACCCGCCCGGGGCTGATGCTGTTCGAGGCTCTGTCAGCCCTCAACGCCGCGATCTGGCGCTGGCAGACCCAGGGTGAAGCCCGCTGCATCGAGGAGTACGGGCCCTACTCCAGCCACGGTGTGCAGCCGGAGTGGCTGAC